CTGGACGGGTGGGTCCAGCCGCAACAGGGCCTGTTGGTGGGCGGCCCGGAAGCGCTGGCCGGTGACTGGTCGTTCCGCATGAGCCACGTGGCCTCCACTCCCGTGGTCACGCGGGAAAAACGATCTTTCGATATCACTCCCTACGCCTGGCGCAACTACACCGGGGCCAACGCGTTTAAACCGGCCACCGGCAGCGATGGTGTGGATCATGCCTGGCAAGGCCAGTTCGACGCGGTCGACGGCAACACCCGTTCGTACCTGTGGTACGACCCGGCCGGATTCGCCGATGCGGTCGGCACCATCGCCGGTGACTGGGAATCGTTCGACCTGTTGATCTTCTGGGAACATTGGTTCTGGTCCGAGGGCGGCATCGCGGTGATGGGCGCGCACACCGTGAACACCCCGCCCGCCATCGGCGCGGTGGGGCCCACCACCAACTCGTTCCCCAACTTGATCCAATACTCGTGGCCGGGCCGCTACCTCATGGGCTCGGCGTCGCTGATCGCCGTGGGCGGGATAGCCGACCGGATCCGCGACGGCACGTTCCGCGGCATCGAACTGGGCCCCGGGCCGACCACGAATAACACCTACTACGGCTACGCCCGGCCCTACGATGCCCGGCTGCGCGCCACGTTCTGGAAGACGACCAGCATCTCCATCACCGGCCTGTCGTCGGAGGTGCGCTCGCTCGGGATGGGCGTGTCGGGTAACAACGTCAAGTGGAACGCACAGACCGTGGTCAAATCCACCGTCCCGGCGGCGGCCAAGCTGGGCGTGTGGTGGCGCAACGCGGGCGGCACCATCACCGATGTGGACGTGGCCACGGTCAACCTGGGCGCCAACGCCACCACCCCGATGGCGGGCACCACCGCAGCCGCGTTCTCCGACGTCGCCGTAGATCTCGGGGTCTACCTCAAGGTCACCGGTAGCCCCCCGGCGGACGGATCGGGGACCACGATCCCTTGGAACTACACGGTCGATGACTGGGTCTGCCGTCAGCAGATTGCCGGATAGGAAGCTGTGATGATCAGGAGCAGGCAATGACCCTCAAGGCCCTGTATTTGCAAAGCGGCGCCTACAACGCGCTCGATGATCGGATGCTGGCCGGGATGCTGCTCGACGTCGCGGCCGACCCGCTGTCCGGGGTGGGCCGCATCGTCACCGGGCTACTCACATCGGCGCAAGGCACCCCCAACATGACGGTGTCGGTCTCGCCGGGTCGGGCCATCGTGCCGACCCCGGCGTCGGACGGCGGCGGCTATGCGGTGATGAACGATGCCTCGCTGAACGTCACCGTGACCCCGGTGTCGACGCTGCCCCGAGTCGATCTGATCTTGATGGCGGTCGACGATGCCGACTACTCCGGATCGATCTACGGGCCCAAGATCTACTGTCTGGCGGGCACCCCGGCCGCATCCCCGGTCGCCCCGGCCCAACCGGCGGGCACACTGCTCCTGGCCACGCTCAACCTGTTGGCCAACGCCACCTCGGTGGTCAACTCCGCGATCACCCGCAACCTGTGGAGCGTGAGCGAGGCCGAGTATTACGCGAGCACCATCCAATCCCTGGCGCCGGGCGGGGACCGGCCGCTCATGTTCCCGGTGGTGGGGTCGGCTACCCCGCTGGTCACCAAGGGCATCGCGACCGGCGGCGCGACCGCCGACGCCAGGTTCACGATCAACCGCGACGGCGTGTGGACGGTCGAAGCGGGCTACCGGCTCAACGGTATGACGGACGGTACGTCGTCGGGCATCTGGCTGGGCCTGGACGGCACTGCGGCATTCCGGTTCTGTGGCTCCTTCACCACCAACGCCGTGGTGGCCAACGCGGCCAACCCCGGTGGGACCGGTGCCACTCAGGAATGGAGCATCTCGTGCACCCGGCGGTTCGGCACGGGGACCTCGTTCAATGTCTACGGCTGGCACAACGCGGCGGTGTCCAAAAACTCCGAACCACTGGGCCAGACCAACCATATCCGGCTTGTCTGGCTACGGCCCTAAGGAGATCAACGTGGCGGCAGAGGAGTTCTACTCGGGGCAGCCGGTGGGCGGTAGCGGACCCTGGGTCGAGTGGGACGGCAGCAATGAAGGCGATGTGGTCGAGTGGCTGAACACGTCGCGTCCGGAGTGGAATAACGGCACCTTCACCTACGCCATCGAGGATGATCAACTGGTGTTGACCAGCGATCGGCTGGGGGCTCAACCGCCGGTAGCTGCCCACGCGTGGATTCAGCTCACCATGTACGGCCTGTACACGATCGCTCCGGAACAGCAAGGCCCGATGTGGAAGACCAATGATCCACTCGGTCGTCCGACGGAGATCGAATACCTGCTCGCGCCGGAAGTGGGACAACAGCCCAGCGAGTAACCCCCCTACTCTGCGTGTAAACGACGGGAGACGCCCATGCCGATGTGGAATGATCTTGACCGGGCCCTGGAAGGTTCCGGGCTGGTCGTCAAGATCGGATACAGCAACTGGAAGGGGTACGGGCACGGCACCCCCGGATCTGTCGAGGGCGTGGCCTGTCACCACACGGCCGGACCGAAGACCGGCGACACGCCGAGCCTGAGCACCTGCGTCTATGGGCGCAGCGACCTACCCGGGCCGCTGTGCAACCTGTACCTGTCGCGCTCCGGTGAGGTCTACCTGGTCGCCGCGGGCATCGCCTACCACGCAGGCAACACCCGGCAAGGCTGGCAGGACAATAACTCGGCGATCGGCATCGAAGCCGAAGCCACCGGCGTGGACCCGTGGCCCACCAATCAGTACAACGCCTACGCCAAGCTGTGCGCCGCACTGCGGAACTACTACCGGCTGCCGCTCGATCATGTGGTGGGGCACAAAGAGATCTGCGACCCGCCCGGCCGCAAGATCGACCCGAACTTCGATATGAACGCGTTCCGGACCGCGGTGGCCGAAGGCGGCGGCCCGGTCGCACCCGCCGCAGCGCTCGACTTCCCAGATGATGAGGAGAACCGCATGCTGTTCCTGTTCACCACCGTGATGACCAACCCGGGCAAGCCGGGCGTGCCTGCCGTGCCCGCGGTGCCCCCGGACCCGGGTGACCCGGAAGCCGACCCGCCGATCCCCCCCACCGAAGGCACCTCCGGATCCCCGGCCGTCCCGGCCGTGCCACCCAGCTACCGCTACGACCTGCGCGGACAACGCACCTGCGAAGCGGGCGGCGGCAGCAACATCGCGCAGTCAGCGTGGGTGTCCGTGTCGACGGCATGGGGCGGGGTCAACGTCTCGATTGCCGCGCTGAACGGCAAGGGCGGCGTGACATGGCTGTTCGGCTCGGCAGGCAAGCCGTTGCGCATCGACAACAACAAACAGATCCCGTTCTCACTCCCGGCCGGGTCCCGCGCGGTCACCGTCGAGGGCACCCGCGACAACGAGGGGACCGTGATTGCCGCCGACGTCTACAACCTGCGCTAGACCGTTCGGCGCGCGGTAGTGGCAGCTCGGCATCCCGCGGCGGTCTCGCTGGCCATCGCGTCGTTAGCGTCGTTCATCATGGGCGCATTAACGGTGATCACGCAGTGGGCGCAGGTGCCGATCCATCCGGCGTTTTTCCTTGTCGGCGGTGCCGCGCTCTGTGCCGCGCTGTTCGAGACGGTGCGCCTGATGACCCGTCCGGGCCGCTACCAGGTGACCCGGACGGAGTTTCAGGCCCGCTCGCGCGCACGGGGGTGGTCAGGGGATCGGTCCGCGGATCGAGCAGCCAGGACAGATCAGGCGGCATTCCTGGCGAGCCCAGCTCCGCCGGTGAGACGTGTGTCTGACTATGGACCCGCGCAACCTGCCCCCCGACCCCACCACTCCCATGCCCGCCGTGACCCCCGGCGCGAAGCATGGGAACGGCGGAACCGCCCGGCCCCGACTCGGGAGCGTTTACACGATCTGTCTCACGGTGCTGATCCTCGTCGCGCTCGGCGCGCTCGGCAGCGGTGACTTGCCCGACGCGGCCCGGGTACTGGCCCTGGTCGTCGGCGCCGGTAGCGCCGGGATCCTGCTCGGACACACCGTCCGTGTCGAGGTCAACGGGCGCGAGGTCGCCGGACACGGTCAGGCAGTCAAGCGGGTCTCGGCGCAGGAGTTCCCACATAAAGACGATCAACGACGCCAGGAATAGGCCGACCAGGCCCATGCCGAGCAGGCCACCGGCGGACGCTCCGGTGAGCGCGGCCAGCGCGCCGATCACCAGGGCCACCACCATGATCGCAGCGCACATGATCAGTAGGGCCAGGTAGGAGAACGCCTGGGCCAGCCGCTGGCGGCGCCTCGGACCCGGCTCCGCGTTTACACGCTCAGCACGATGGCGGCCCATGCTCTGCTATCGAGCGCGGGCCGCCATCGTGTGTCCCCCCACCCCGGGCGGGGTGGTCCAGCGGTCAAGCGGCCGTGACGAACGGGCTCTGCTCGGCCATCGACCAGCATTGCGCCTCGGTCTCGCCGGTCAAGATCTTCTTGGCTTCCTTCGCGGGCAGGCGGCCCGGGTAGCCGTCGGGCTTGCCGTAGACCCGATACTCAAGATTCATCACGGCGAACGTGTACCGGTCATCGCGGATCATGTCGCAGCGGTCGCAGTGGAACTGTTGAGACCACAGCCGGACCCCACCGGCGACCAGGGCCAGCCACCCCAGGTCATCCCAGCGGTGCCCGTAGGCCCGGCATTTGATCATCTTGAGCGTGCGGCGCTGGCGGGCGGTGAGGCGGCTGGGCTTGGCCATAGGTCAGCTCACCTTCGCAAACACGCAGTCGCCTTGGATCTCGAACGCGGCGTCGGTCGGTTTGACCGTGACCACGGCCGGGCCCAGCGTGTTGACGTTCGCGATGATCGAATCGAG